AAATTAAATAAAGCCAATAAAAAATATCCTGATTTAATTGCTCGCGCAATTCCTAATATACGAGCCTTTACCGCCGTATCTGCATTGTCTGCCGATAAGTTAAAAATACTTGATAAGACATTAAAGCAACTATCTAAAAGCACGGGGGACGCGTCCTTAATGACAAAAGCATTTGAGGATCAAATGTCTACCTTAGATATAAAACTTAGTATGGTTAAAGGATCTTTTTTAACATTACTATCATCAGTAGGTGAATTATTTAAACCTATAACTGTATTTTTTCTTGATGTTTTCAAAGATGAACTTGATATGTTTGATGGTTGGATTCAAAACATAATTAAGCTTATTGATTTAGCGGTAACCGCCTTTAAATGGATGAGCAGAATTAGAGGCGGCGGGTTAAATGACCCACAAACTGAACAAACTGGAAAACAAGAAAGAATACATAAGGAAAATCAAAATAACCAATCTAATAATACTATTGATGGGGAAGTAGTAATAAGGGCAGAAAAGGGGACCAGTGTAGTTAGTTCCTTCTTTGCTGGCGCTGTTATGGGTAGAGTCGCACCTTAAATGGCTACTTTAAACGATTATAAACAGGGTTCTTATAGATCCGTTCCGTTTTTTTACAGAGGAACGTCTGAGCCTGGTGGGTTTGATAATGCAATTCATAGATACCCAGGATCAGATAATATTCAGGTCGAGCAAATGAGAAAAATCGAAAAAATATTTAATATGGATATTGGTATCCGATTAGAAGATAAAGGAAGATTTGATAATGCTATTAGTACTCCTGGTACTGGGATTCTTATACATCCTATCGAGGGTAGATTTTTAGTTAAACTAACAACGTTTACAAAAGACGACACCGTTACTCAATTAGGGCTATTAGATTACAGGGTGAATTTCGTAGTGGAGATAGGTCTAAACATACCTACAGCGCAGGGAATAACATTATCATTAATTAATAGACTGAGATCAGAGGCGCTAACTAAAGTGGCTCAAAACGCCAAAGATAGGTTTGTTAGGTTGGGATTATAATAATGGTATTAACAGGATTAAATAAGAATATCGCTATTAATCAAATAAAAGATCGTGTTTTGTTACTTGTTGAAGTCATGAAAGACTCTATTAGAGAGGTAGTTAATGAAGATAATGCGGAGTTTAATCAAGTTTCTCAAGATGTTATTGATAACATTATTACGATCATAATTAATGATACGATATCAGACTCAATTTTAGATTTATTTGAATCCTATGATTTAGTAGGCGAAAATGCCGCCGATAGATATAAATTATCGAAGAATTTATTTACTTTTGCAGAGCAAGAAACAAAAATAACCTCAAATATAGACCTAGCTAATAGTTTAGATAACATAGATAAACAAGCTCAACTGAACGCCTTAATTCTTGGTAATGATAATGCGGCTCAAATTCAATTCGGGAATCTTGAAGAACTTAATATAGTCTTATCTGAAATTGATGAGCAATATCAACGTTTAATTGCTGACCCTAATAACTCTAGCGATTCTAGGGTTGCTTTACTAGATTTAAAGACAAACACTTTCAACTTTTTTTCGCAGTTGGATTTAGCAGAAATTATTAATGAAACAACTACCCAATTGCCATCACTTGCACTTTCATATCAGTTTTATGGATCAACTCAATTTTCAGATGATATCGTCAATCTTAATCCCGTTGTTGATACAGGATTTATAAAAGGTGATATTAAAATATTAAGCTCAAATGAGCAGTAATTTCACACAGATAGGGCAAGACTTTTTATTTAAAGATCAGGCCATTAAACTTAAAATTAATGGGTTGGATTATAACAATGTGGAGTCATTAAAAGTAGATCGGTCTATGGAAACAATGGCTGGGAAATTTGAGGCTCAATTATCAATAGATGTATTTGATAATTTTGATATTGATATACAAGATACGGTACAAGTATTAATACATGACACGCCTGTATTGACTGGGAATATCGAAAAAATACGTCGTAGTTATTCATCAAGTAGCGATAGTATTTCTATTGCAGCAAGGGATAAGACTATGGATGCAATAGATTCCTCAATAGTTAAATCGGTAGTCTATAAACCCAAGGCCCATTTAAGAGATATAATTTTCAATCTATTAAACACAAATGGAATTCCTGCTAAAAACATATTCAATTCACAGCGTGAGCAATCAGAAAAAGATAATTTTATAGGTATCATAGATTTGGCCGAACCAGCCGTTTTTGATTCAGACGATATTATTAAGCCGGAATCAGGTGAAAATATGTTTGATTTTATTAAAAAATACGCAGCAAAACGACAAGTGCTTATTACTACTGACGGATTTGGAAATATTGTCATAACAAGGGGAGCCTCAAACGTATTAGACGCGCATTTGATTCATAGGCATACGTCACTGGACAGTAGCGTTTCAGATGTTGTTAAAAGCTCTATATTGCCCCCTCAATTTCAAAATAACAATATCCTTTCAGCTTCAATCAATAAGGCTTACACTCAAAGATTTAATCGATATATAGTTAAAACCCAAGGAAATCTAAATGCCTTGGCAGCTCAGTTAGCAAAAATAAATGCCAAAGATGTTGTTTCCAAAAAAGATGAGGCTTTTGATAGTGATGTTAGGTCTTCACGAACATTAATAATTGGAAATGATGACTCAGATTCAACAAAAACAGCAAAATCCAGAGCTACCTGGGAGGCAAACATAAGAAGAACCCAATCATTGAACTACAACTGCACAGTTCAGGGCTTTAAAATAAATGTAAATTCCAAAGAAATATGGGCTCCCAATAATTTAGTTCGCGTTAGTGATGAAAAATGCGATGTGTTTTCATTATTATTAATAAAAAGCGTGGGTTATGAGTATAGTGTAGAAACTGGGAGTACTACTACGATGGAACTTGGATTTAAAGATTCTTTTCAATTAGAAGCAGAAGAAACTGTTAGAGATTTACGAACGAATAAATTCGGGCAGAATATCTAATGTTAAGAAATTTAAAAAACAAAATATCTAATTTACTAAAGATATCTGCAATAACTAATAATTTAGATGATTCTAAACAGTTTCCCAGAACTCAAATATTTTACCTTGATGACGCTCAAGAGGTTGTCGCCATGTATCCCTACGGAATGAGCGCAAACGCACCCTTAGATAACTTTGCAATTGTATTTAATATGGGGCAGGAAGAAAAAACTTTATCGTTACCCTTCTCGGGTGATGATAGACAAAAGAATTTAAAACCAGGAGAAGTTGTGTTTGGTAATTGGGAAACCGGATCATTCATTAAATTTAAACAAGATAATTCGATTGAGGTTAACTCATCAGGTGATTTAGATATTACTGTTAATGGCACGACCAATATCGTCTCAAACGGAAATATAAACATGACAACGCCCTTAGTTAATATCACGGGTGATTTAACCGTCTCAGGTTCTACAAGCCTACAAGCAACAACAACCACAACACTAAGTTCAACCGCGATAAACTGTATTACATTAACGGCTAGTGGGGCTGTAGTGGCGGCAAGTTTTGCTGGTGGGGGCATGAGCGCCTCTGGTGGAACACTATCTGTAACGGGCGATGTGGTTGTTGCTGGATTGAGTTTCAATTCTCACGTTCACGGTGGTGTTACTACTGGGGTTGGTCTAACTTCAGGGCCAGAATAATACAAAAAATTAAAAATGGATCTCTGTTTGTTACCTGTTTATATCTATTTTATCTTTAATTTTTTATGCCTGAAAAATGCATTTTATATCTAATCTACACATAATCTATATCTAATTTATAGGCGTATAGTAGAATTAAACTATGCCAAGAGACATACTTTTAACTAAACAAGATGATATATTCGATATTTCTTTTGAGAATGGTGATTTTAAAATTACTGATGGGCTTGATACTTCTATCATAATGAGCTTATTCACTGATGCCAGGGCTGATTCTTCAGAGATCGGGGAGCCCTCTTTAAGGCGTGGCTGGCTAGGCAATGAATTGAATGATGATCCCAATCATATAGTAGGGTCTAAACTTTGGTTGCTTGAACAAGCCAGGGTCACACAAAACACATTGAACAGAGCCCTCGGGTTTATTGATGAATCCCTTCAATGGATGATAAATAGCAATATAGCAAAAGAGATCACCGTAACTGGAAATATAATAGGAAATGATAAAATCAAAATAGATATTACATTTGTTCGTTTTGGTAACAAAACATTTAATGTTCAATTCAATTTATGGGAAAACACTTTAATTTTTAAATAAGAGGAAAATATGACTTTACCAATACCAAAAAACGCACGTGAAATTTTTGATCGAATGTCTACAGATGCCAAGACAGCAACAGGGGAATTAGACCCTTATTTATCTAATGCCTTAATAAAGGCCATAGTGAGTGGCGACGCTAACGCTTTTTTTGAATTATATAAAACGCTTCAACAAGTATCAAAAAATTCTTTTTGGGATACAGCTACTGGTGAATTTTTATTAAGATGGGCCGCCATATTTGGAATAACTCAATTAGCGGCCACTATTTCTACTGGATTTGTTGTTTTCACTGGGGTCAATCAAAGTTCAATACCATCAGGCACGCAATTCACTTCCTCTGCAGGTAATATATATGAAACAACTATGGAGGCAACCGTAAGCAATACAATTGTCAGCATAACTTCAATTAATAGAATTTCAGATACGGCAACAGTTTTAACAGCTATAAATCATGGCTTGGCTTCAAATATTGAAATAGTAATAGCTGGGGCGGTTGAAACTGATTACAATGGAACAGTTGTAATTACAGTTACAGGATTAAACACATTAACTTATACGGTCTCAGGGGCACCAAGTACCCCAGCTACGGGAACCATCACCCTTAACGCAATTTACGCAACAGTGTCTTCACAGAGCCAGAATACGGGGGCTGATCAAAACCTACCTTCTGGCTCTTCAATTAATCTATCAAGTACAATTCCAGGTGTTGATTCTGAAGGGTTTGTTGCATTTGATGAACTAGGGGGTGGAACTGATGAAGAAAGCATCGATTCCACAAAGGATAGGCTACTTTTTAGAACTCAAAACCCAATAACCGCATTCAATAAAAATAATATTATTTTACAATCAAAAACAGTTTCGGGAGTAACCAGGGTATTTGTTCAAAATTCAGATGACCTTTTAAAAACGATTACAGCTTCGGCGGTTACTAGAGACGGAACATACGCCACCTTTGATGCTGGGGCATCCCATAGCCTACAGGATGGAATGATTGTATCAATTTCAGGAGCTAACCAATCAGAATATAATGTATTTGAGAAAAGGATTATTATTGTTGATTCAAATAAATTTGGGTATGTCGTGCCTGGAACTCCCACTACCCCAGCTACAGGGACTATCATTGCAAATGTTCCTGTTTCATCCTTGGGCCAAGTTTTTATATATTTCGTTAGAGATAATGATGACTCAATAATTCCCACAGCTGGTGAGGTAGAAGATGTAAAGCAAGCACTTCAAGCAATAAGACCCTTTACCCTATCTAACGCAGATATGATCGTAAAAGCCCCAATAGGCGTGACCGTGCCATTTACATTTAGCGAACTAACCCCCAATACTACAGCAATGCAAACAGCGATAACCAACAATTTAACTAGCTTTTTTTCTACTGGAACAAGTTTGGCTGTCGATGTTAAACAAATCGATTACGCAAGCATCATTAATAGCACCTTAGACAGTGGGGGAAACCCTGTTGTTTCCTTTAATTTATCTACGCCAACTACAGACATTGCAATTGATATAGATGAAATAGCCTTAATAGGTACAATTGCGTACCCATAATGAACCTAATATATACCTATCATGCTAACTAGAAAGTTTTCTAAGGGTGAGGTCACTGATTTTGTAGCAAATTTTTTGCCTTCAGGTAAAGCCCTTGAGTCTAAATTTTGCGAAGGTTCTAATTTAAGAAAATATCTTGAAGGTAAATCTGTAGAATTTAAACGGTTTATTGATCTTTATAACACGCATTTAGAAGAACTTGACCCCAGAACAAC